AATTGCTTCACTAAAGAACTCGTGGTCCACGAGCTTGAAGCAATGTTGCGGGCCACTTCTGGGACGAAAACGCCAGTGGGCCCACAACTATCACACAAGAAATCAAACCCGGTGAATGTAAGCTTCTTATCAACGAAAACAAGCTTCATTCTAAAACCGAGATCAGTCCAAAGCCTCTCAATCTCGTTGGTGCGAAGTGAAAAATCTTCGGTGGAGGAGAGAGCGGAATCATCTCCTTCAAAGGCATACTTCAAATAGTATTCCCTTCCATCGAAGGCGGAAACGTACTTAGATTGGAGAGATCCGTCACGCATCTTCCTAATCATCTGTTCCGGTTTCTCGCAAATCACACACAACCAACAAACGAGATTGATAAGGTAGTTGAAACAACTCGTTCCCCGATGACCTGACTGCCTGATGGATTCGATGCAAACGCGAATAGGAGAAATGCAAAAGTCACCAACCTTCGCTTTTCCCTTCAACTTAGCGCGTTCCATATCGTTTAAAACGGAATCCATCCAGTCATCAGGAATCTCAGGATCTCCGCCGAGGACTTGAATAATCTGCCTCAAGATGCGGTTTTCCGTCATATTCCTGATCCTGGGATTACAACAAGCATCCCAGGCAGAGCCATCGCCTTCAATCAAATGAGCTCCACGCTGCCTCAAATGACCCGCAACCCTCTGCATGGCTTCATACTTCGGCAAATGCTTAATCGATGCACTCTCGAAAAATTCGAAAAGCAACTCTTCAAAACATTTAACCGGCAATGCCATCATCACCTGGGCTCGGTCACCACACTGGATAATAGGCCTAGGGGCCTTATCCTTGGCAGGGAGTGCCTCATTCGTCTTAATCTGAAACGTTTGCTCGATCTTCAAACGCGACTCAGATATAGCTTCATCGAAGGCGTTCCGGAATCGGTCAGAGCTCCACTTGCTAGAGCAGAACTCTTCAACCAACGGGTTGTCAACTCGCCACTGCCTTATCTTCTCCGGGGTGAAAACTGTTTTCAGCAAAGCATTAACAGTTCTCTCAATCTTGCGCACCATCTTCTTATCTGCCTTAAAAGGCAGTGGTTGATTGCGCTTGGCCATACCTGCCTTCAGATTCCCAACACTATTCGCCATCACCTCGGTGGGAATAAGATCGGGACCAATCTGATAGGCTAAAGGTTTAGGCTCCCCGGCCAATGCCCTCACCCCATAAACCCTCTTCTCTTCACCATAAGCATCATCGGCAACCTGAGTGCCAACCATGCCGTTCTCGGTGCCAGGGTTCGCTGGGGGGAGGCACATTGCTTGCAAAGTGGTCGTATCAATATTCTCCGCGGCCGAGCCTGGGCTCTGAGTTGCGGGAACATCACCACTTGCGGCTGGTCGATCCGGCACAACGAACTGGCGGCCTTTTCGAATCGTCCGAGAAACTCCACGTCGTCCATCATTAAACGCCTTCATTGCGAGCGGAGCCCAGCAGCACAAAGCTTGCTTATACTCTTCCTCGCAATCCATAGTGGAAAGAAGGGAAATGAATGAACCGTGCGCTCGGAAGTTCGATCCAGTCGTTGTGATAGAAGCACAGTGCAGTGCACGCTCCACCTGACCCACTACCTTAGAAGGAATGGGTATCTGCACTGTAGGGTCGGGATCGGGGCAGCGCAGCCCGGCAAAATAAAAGGAAACCCAACACAAAGCAATGGCTCGATAAAAACCGAGCTGAAACAAAACAGCTGATAGGGCAACCGTAAGAAGCCCTAAGCCGAGATGATTGCTTGAAGATGGGGGTTTCTCAGGAACACATCGGGAACAACAGCGCTGCACCTCAACCTTGTAAACCCAAAACTTCTCTCCGGTCCCCTCGTATTCATCCTGCAACAACTTGAACTCATCCTTGTTGCAGTGAAAGCAAGGGGCAGGGGCTGTGGAAAAACGCGCAAACATTTTCCCACAGGGCTTCTAGTAGCACTATCACAAAGATAGCCCGGGCCAGCCAAAACCCGGCAGTTTCACTCAATGCAGAAGAACGGGACTCCTCTGGACTTGAG